GCCGGGTTCAAATACGCCAGTATAAACCGAATGCTCTAGATCTAGCATCTCGGGTCGTACATGGCTATCGAAAGCGGAGGCGTCAATGGATATAACTGTGTATGGTCCACTAAACAACTCCGTGTAGCGTTTGATAACAGATGCTTTCTTAAAATTAGACCAGCCTTTAACGCAAACCGGTCCTTTCGAAACGGTCTCGTTGCTTTGCCAAGTGTAAATGAAAGCTTCGAGGTTCTTGAGATAGAACGCCAATCGTAAAGCGTAAACCGCATCCGGGACGTGGATGATGCGCGGTTTTTCTTTCCCGTTATCATTATGCCTCTCATTCTTAACGAAAGCCCTGAGGTTCGAGTTCCTTCTTTTAAGGACAAAACCCGGCTCAGTCATTCTCGCGTAAGCTTGAGAGTAACGCAATCGCTTGAGACCTCTATACCTTTTAAGGATCTCAGGGATTGGTCGGGCCCCGCGCTTCCCAAATTGCTCAATGTAACGCTCAATGAAAGCGTCACGGCAAAGTAGAAGCGTGGCCCACTCGTGCGTCTCTGTATCGCACCAGGTTCCATCTTCGGCAATCACCCGCCTAACCACTCCAGCTAACTCATTACGGAAGCTGCTGTGAAAGAATGATGGCGGTTGTACCGAATCGAACATAGCCACGGTCGTCATTTCTGTCTTATTCGGCCTCCCCCAATCCTTGTACCAAGCATCGTGGAGGGAGACAGAAGCGTCGAGCATGTTGACCTTGACTTGTCGATTAAAAGGTTGACCCGCTACCGGGTCGCGGGAGTAGGGGGTACTCAGCCTAGACCCAAATTGGATCTGACAGCCCCCTGGCCCGAGCGACGGCCGAGATGCATTCATCCCAGGCTGCCGCAAAGGCCTCGATAGTCAGCTACACTGGAAGGTCTTTGAGTAACCGCGGTTCCTCTCCGACCAATCAGTGTATTGCTGACTAAAGCTCCCCCTAGATTCGATGATATGTTGCACCTTCATGCACTGCTCTGCCAACGTTAAATTGATATCCTCAAACGTGATGCCATCACGATTGAGCCTCCCCTGGTAAAAATACTCGGCCATCTCTCGCATCTGCTTGAGGTAACCGTCGTATATTTGG